AGCAGTTCACCTTCCACCGTCTTGTGTATTGAATTCTCGTCTAGGTACTGAATGTCCTCTTGGTTCGGCGTATCTTTCAGTTGTCCTTTTCGTTTGATGATTTCCTGGACATAATAATTGTATTTGTCTCCAATCACTTTGCCGCACGTGAAACATTTCACCGGGATAAGCATTCTTATAGAAAGCGACTATTTTTTATTTCATTCAATTTTATCTCATCACCTAATGTATATGCCCAGCAAGACCCGTTCCAAACGAACCATCCGGAAGACTGTAAGCAACTACATCTTGAAAAAGGGAGACATTTGCTGTGAAAAGGACATTGACCGAACTCTATTGATTGAGGATATTTTCGCCCTCTACATGGACATTGCCGATTTTATGTTTGAAAAGGAACACTATTTAGACTACGTGAACAACGATTTGGTGGTCTTTATCGGGTATCGCATGGAGTTGGAAAAAGGAAACAACCAGGAGGGGGTGCGTATTTGGGACGGATTGATGAACCGAATGAAGAAAAACAATGCCCTGGATAAAGACAAAATAATTCGGCTCTTACATCAAGTGCCTCTCTTTTATCTCATGGCCTTCTTGGGATACGCTCAGTACAAGCATCGGCGAAATCAGGCCATCCTGGTGATGAATAAACCTTAATCTACTATCTTTTGTTATTCTATGATACACATTTATGGAGAACCTCATGCCGCTCGTATCCGTGGTCACCCCATTCCTATCAAGCCGTTCTCCCTCTCTGTCCTTCAAACCTATGACATTGTTGTGTTTTGTGCTCAAAAAGAAGAAGACCTTGAAACCATACAAGAGAATATACACTCTATTCCACCCGAACTAGGTATCACGGTCCTCCTTGCTGCCACCGAGCCCGGTCATGACCAGTTGAACGCCCAGATAAAGGCTTTGGCTCGTCCCTATCATTATTTTGACCCTTATCTAGGGAGCGGTAATTACAGTGACATTCATTTTTACATCAGCGTCATTCTCTTTGTCCAGGAACAAAGGTCACGATTTCTTAAAGAAGGTGTTGAAGTACATGGTGAGCAATCCCTGTAACAAGGCGAATAAACACATGACCACGATGATTTTGACAAAGTCCTGACCTGTGGGTAAGACGAACCTGGTTTCCTTGTCGCTAAATCGTCCAATGTTGTAATGTATCATGTTCTCAAACAGATTGACAAAGAGATACACTACAAACGAGATGACAATGATGTGGATGCTCGCACCCGATAGGATATACATGTGATATACGGGCTATATAAAAAAGGTGAAAGTATTTTAATCCACCATCATGGGGCGGGTTTCATATTGTACATACATGTCATAGAAGACGGAACGCATCTCTTTTTCGTTGCCTTCAAACCATTCATTGCCGGCCACTTTTTTAAACGACAGGTTAAATTGTGCGATGAGTTTCTCTTCCACCTCAAACGGGTTGTCACATTCCAGGACCATCAGGATGCGTGTCCCGACCCGGTAGGACCGTAGCCGAGACAAATCATTCTTGGAAGAACATCCAATCTTGTAACGGTTGGTGCCAACGAGTTCAGCGGGTTGAATAAAGTAGAGGATACCCATTTTCACGAGGTTGTTTTCAATTGTTTGACTCGTAAACGGAAGGTCAATTTTAGGATAAAGTCATATAAATAAAGTCTTCCTACAATTGAAATGAAAGCCGTGGCCGTGTTTACGGGTACAAATGAAGGCACGGTACAAGGCACTGTACATTTCACCGAATGCGAACAGGGTATAGAAATCAAGGTACACCTGAAAGGGTTTGAACCCAATACCTTACACGGGTTTCACGTTCATGAAGCAGGCGACTTGACGGACCGTTGTATGAGTATGTGTGCTCATTTTAATCCTTACCATACCCAACATGGTGGTCCGTTGTCTCGGGAGAGGCATGTGGGCGACCTAGGTAATGTCAAAGCCAATGGCAAGGGTGAAGTCCATACCACATTCTATGACGATTGTATACGCTTACGAGGGACCAAGTGTAATATTATCGGTCGTGGGCTGATCCTTCACGAAGACGAGGACGACTTGGGCGAAGGAGACGAAGAAAGCCTACGTACAGGAAACGCGGGAAAACGTATCGCGTGTGCGGTGATTGGATATGCAAAAGAAAATTTTAAACATTGAACCTTACATTATTGTTTAGATAATCCAGACATGAACTGTTTGGCCATTTCCTGGTTTCGTTCGATCTCCTGATCGAGTTGCTGAATGAGTGCCTGATTTTTGTCACAGTAGTCGACGATCTCTTGCTGGCGTTCGAGGGAGGGGACGGGGATATGAAATTCCTTGAATTTATTCATATCTATATGACCTAGATTTGTAGAGTAGTTTGCTAATTTTTGTATATTTAATTGTTCTGTTTTCAAATAGTAGTACAAATACTTTAGTATAAGATGGTTATTATTTTTTATTTTTACAACTTCTGTGTTACCAGATGACTTTCCATTCACTAAATATACTTTGCCGATACCATGTGTCAAACTTAAAGGGTTCGTTGAGTTACCGCCAGATTTAACAAATAATATATACTCAATATCTTCAAAGCAGAATGTATTATGTGTTCCAGAAGGATTTTGTACACTTGCTTTATAAAATGGATATTCCCCTGTATTTGAAATCTCCTTTGAATTTGTATTGCCTTTAACCGACATATCACAAACTTCTCCCAAAGTCTTCACCTCATTCTCCCCAAATCGTTTCTGTTGTCGTAAACAGAATTCGTTCAGTCGTTTCAGGTCTGCGATTTTCGACGTGCTGGCCTTGTTGGTTTCCGAGATGAAATCCAAATCATCGACGATCTCTTTCTGGCGTTCGAGGGATGGGACAATGATAGGTATCATTCCAAGTGATTTTTTGTTTAATGAACCATTTCCAAGTATTCCAGCGCCAAGTTTTGAAAAGTCGTTAATTGTCAAATAATAATATAAGTATTTATTCATCAACAAATTTGAGTCTTTACTTAATATTCCTGCTATCGCTTCATTCGTATATAATGGACTACCCACAATTGCGGTTTTTCCGATACTTAATTTAAATGAGAATAGTATTGTATCCTTCTCAAAGAGTTTCACGCTACTTTTTTCAACTCCAAGATCAGTTATTTTTTCCTTTGTATCATAAATATATCCTCCATTCAGCTCTCTTACTGAAACCCATAAGTTGGTTCCATCTTCATAATATTCATTTTTACTTCTTGAAGGAGTTCCTCCAATTTCAAACTTGCAAACTTCCCCCAACGTCCTCACCACAACACCCTCTTCATATTCTTCCACTTCCTCTTTCAGGTATTCCGCATAATTCAGCGAATAGGCATTTTCCACAATCTTCTCGATTGGAACCTCCACCAGTAAATTCTTCACCTCTTCGTAGGGATTGTAGTCATAGAATTTTACCGTTTTCGTATGATGTTTTTTGTCAAATGTATAATCCTTTGTGACCTTTTTAGAGGATGTATTCGTTACGATCTTCAATGCTTCTGAACCTTCACACTTCTTGACGAAGAAGAAGATACATGTTTTGATAGAGGTGTTCGTAAAGATACCCGAAGGAAGATAAAGTATTTCCTTGAGGTCACATGTCTTCATCAAGTACTCGCGTATGATAGAATATCCTTTGGCTTTGGAAAACAAGTCCTGGCCATCGGGTAATACCACCGCACATCGCCCTCCCACTTTCAACATGTAGACAATCGCTTGAAGAAACAGAGACACCGCGTTGTCTGTTTTGATCGGCGTGTAAGCATTCTTTAATTCACTCTTAAAGTCATCATACTTGATCCCTTTGATCCCGAAAGGCGGGTTCGAAAGGATAACATCAAACTTACGGTTAATTGGTTCATGCAGACTGTCACCTTGTCCCAATTGTTCAAACAGATGACCTGATGAAATCAGCATATTGGATACAGCCAATTGATAAGTGTCGGGTTCCAGCTCTTTCCCATAAAGTCCATCCGTCTTGATAAAGTCCCAATTCGGTTCAATCCCTTTCGCCTTCGACTGAGACAAAATTTCTTGCATGTAACTAATCAAGAAACCACCCGTGCCCATGGTCGGATCACCACACGTGTCGATGGTTCCATCTGGATGGAGTTGGGGGTTCACCAGTTTGATCATAATTTTCTTGACCCTAGGTTCGGTGAAGAACTGGCCTAAAACCTTGCCTGTCATCAAATCTTTAATCACATCCTCATATGCGCCACCAAGTACATCGGTTGTTGTCTCGGGAATAGAATTCACCGCATCAATCAAACGCTTGAATGTAGCCCCGCGCTTCATGTCAAACATTTTGCCTTTCAGAAAGATGTTATTGGTGCTTGGGTGCTGAGACAGAATATCATCCCATAGAAATTTGAGATTTGTAGAAAGATTATCCTGTTTCTCTTGGACCAGAGACGAGAAATACACGAGTTCCATCAATCGAGCCTTGTGATGTTCAACGATATCGTCTTCCACTGAATATTCATAAGGGTAATTCTGGATATCAATCGTTGTTCTAAACTGAGGTTCAATCAATTTCAAAATGAGAATATAGGAAAGGTTACGAAGGGCTTTGTCCCCTGTCAATCCTTCCGAACGTAGAATATCCAAGCATTGCTTGAAGATCCCTTTCATTAATTCCTTGATATCATTTGTCTCTTCCTTCGCTTTGGTCAATCCTTGAATTTGTTCCATAGTAATGCACGGGGTCTTCTTGGCCTTGTGTTTGGTCAGGTCTCCCTTCTGGTTGAATTCCTTTTGGCACAGTTCGCAAGTATAGACGGGCATCGTTTGTATACTACATTAAGAAAAAAATTCTTTAATTCAATTTTTATATCGTACGAATTTATAAGTATTTTTTTCTTAAATACATCCACCCTTCTTCTTTTTATTCGGGAAGAGAATTATTTTATCTAACTCGGTTTCATAGTATTCTACCCATAAATCAGGTGGAGGAAACAAAGGGTCAGATGAAGAGACCTTTTGTGTAATAGAGAATAAATCATGTTTAAACATCCTTAGTTCATATTGTCTCATGTATTCGGCGACCTTCTTCTTGCATGTGTCCAAGTCATAATATACCTTTTCAATACTTAGATAATCCACCCAATTCGTAAACTGACCATGAAATGTCGTCTCTGGGTCAAGGGGCAGTCGAATGTCTTGAAGACATGAAACTGAATATTCTTGTTTAGACTTCGGGTCTTTCGTCGCGACAAGGGTCTTCGCCTTGGCATAGGTGAGACCGAACACGGAACGGTCGACGGTCTTCAGTCGAAGACGTTGGGTGAATTCGTCGTCATACTCACCAAACTCTACCACCTTTTCATGATGATATGACCTTTGGTGAGGCTTTCCGTCGATACGATACGCCTTGATCTTTTGTAGGATAGACGCGTCTTCTTGTCCCATTTGATAGACAACTTCTCGGACCTTTTTAAAATCTGGATTAGTGTCATCGCGATCATCATAATTAAGCATAGGTAAGATCAGTTTGGCTATCTTAGCGGGTTCCTGGCTATTCTTTCGGTTCGCCCTCAGTGCTGACTGAACAATACGAATGTTAGATGTCATGTTCTCCGCAAACACGGTCGCGTCCAACTTGGGAAAGTCCCAACCCTCGCCCAGGCAATAGACACAGGAAATAATCGCAAACGATGCGTCGTCAAACCGAGACAAAATGTTCACTTGCTTTTTACTCATCATGTTACTATGATAGTCGGAGTAATAGAGACCATCAATGTTAAAATACTTATTCATGATGAGAAGCTTAATGTAACGAACAACCAGAGATGAATGTGTTTGACTGTTTGAATAGATCAAGATATGATGTGAATTCCCATCCGCGATACTTTTGAGAGAAGCGTACGCACTTAAGAATAAACGTTTTTCGTTTTCTTCTGTCAATTGAAAATGTGCAAACAGACCAGCTTGATGTTCTTCTTCCATAATCATGGTTTGAATTTGATAATCACATAGGATATTGTTCTGGATCGCCCACAGTAAACATTTTGTCTCAATGATGGAACCAAAGTATTGTACGTCTGTGTTTGAAATGGTCCCTTCACCATCCAGTTGTTTGAGTGTCGCAGTAAGGGAAAGTTGTTTTTTACTTGGGATGTATAACATTCGTATAAACTCCTTTTTATCACTATCCTTATCTATGTTTTTGGAGGTTAAATGATGAACTTCATCGTTTATCTTCATGTCAAACTCAAACGCGTGACGTTTCGTAGCCTTTTCAACCTTGTGAGCAGACGCATAGGTCGTCAAGACAACACAACATGTTGGATGATGCACCAGAAAGTCAGAAATCTCTTGTATTGATTTACTCAAGGATACAGTCAAACAAGGTATAGAACCAAATAGTTCATGGATCACTTGAGACCATTGCTTCAATAGCAGCGTATTGGGTACCCCGACAACAAAGGTATTACATTGTAATCCTTGTGTAATCCATAGAGAGGTCATTGTTTTACCTACGCCACATATCAAATCAAGGACCCCTTTGTCATTGGTTTGGAAATGTGCGAGAGACAAGTCAATGATCTCGGATTGATACGGACGCGGCACCTTTCCATTTGTATCTGTGGTTGATGTGTCGTTTGTACCGCTGTCACTTGTATCACTCACGTTTGTACTGCTGTCGTTTGTACCGCTGTCGCTTGTACCGCTGTCGCTTGTCACTGGTTTTATTCGCTTACAACGTGTCAGGGCATTAATTTCTTCCTCACAAATACGCGTATAATCTAACGAGAGGGATTGAAGGAACGGAACGATTTCCGTGATGATCTCACGATCAAAGAATTCAGTACCTCCGTCATAATAGACATGGAACATAGAAAACGTATCTTTTAGATTTGTCTCGATCTTTTTCAGACGAGGGTCTTTCTCTCGATCTGTTAAAACAGGACATGGACCCATGCCCTCCAGGTCAATCTTGAACACACTGGTAAATTTCCCTCGGTGTAGCTCACCCGTCGCATACACGCCGTCTCGTTCTGGGATGTTGGCAGTGATCCCGACCTTACACGTGTAATCATATGATGGATGTTCGCGAACATACAGAAACCCGTACATTCTTTATTCTTCCTTTTTAAAAGGCGAACAAATCAATTTTAATATTCCTTCATTTATATGAGCAATACAAACAAACTAACCAAGAATGGTAACAAGAATGGTAACAAGAATGGTAACAAGAATAGCAAAAAGAATTCCACACGAAAGGGATTGAAACAGCGAATGCTGGAGTACTACAAAACCAAAACCATCCCCGACCTTTGCTGTGAAAAGGACTACAAACGAGAAGTCCTCATTGGCCAGCTCTTTACCTTGTATGAAGTTATGGAGAAAATGAATAACAACCTAGGAGACGAGCTTGATTATTTAGATAGTTTGTACAATGACGTGTTTTTCTTTTTAAGTACAGGTTCGTATAAGATAGAGGACAAGGAAAGCGAAACCATTTCTACTATTATGAAACGACACATGTTGAAGAAGGATGTGACAGGAC